CAAACCTTATCTATCTCTAATGACTCAAGGGCTTCCATGCAGACTGGTATCTTGCGTGGATTCATAATCATTAGCAGTGGTTTCATTTCAGCAACTTGCGTAGAATCGGCAACCAGCTCTCATCCCAGACCTTTTCAACATCGAACTGGCTGGCAAAGTCAATGGCAACCTGTGATGTGCCACGCTCTGCCTTGTAAGATTCCTCAAGCGCATTGACCAAGCTACCTACATTCGGTGTCATCCACCATGCGTCTTGACCGGCATCCCAAGCAAGCTGTCCATCGGTTAGCCAAGAGTCTGGGCTGATTAGGTCAGGGGTTGCAGCCCAGTTAGATCCGATTGCTCTGGTTCCACATGACATGGCCTCGACCAACGGGACTCCAAAACCTTCACCCAGGCTAGGTGCAAGCAAGACATCCATCCTGGTGTAAAGGGCAGCAAGGTTAGTCTGAGCTAGACCGAACCTGTAATCCTGTGGGTTCGGAAAGATGACCTGTTCCTTCTTTACTCCCAGCGAGCTAAGGATGTTGATCAAGTTCCAGCCACCTGAGTAACCGAACGAGTCGGTGTGCAGGTATAGGACTACATCAGGTTTGTCTTTGGCAAAGATACTAAAGGCAAGGATTAGCTCGCCGTAGGCTTTGCGGTGAACCAGACCCGAAGCCTTGTTAGCGGCGACTACTCCGACCATGAAGGTATCTGGTGTGATACCTAGATACTCGTTGATTTCATGCGCTCCGATTTTGTAGGTTGGCTTGTAAACCTTGGTGTCAATCGCGTGAGGTGCATACTCACAGTCAATGCCCTTAGCGGTCATCTGTCTTACCCCGTGAGGTGACATCGCAATGGGTGTGACATTCTCTTTGCGTAGAAACTTCTCGACACCTGGTGGCAGGGTTACATGGTCAAGTGGAACCCATGAAGCGATTGGAAAGTTGTCATACTGAGCTGACTTCATAACCCAGACATCGTAAAGGCTGATGAAAAGATTGGGCTTGTCAAACTGTGCCACAAAGGTCTGATGATCCTGTGGCCCTGAGTCGTTGCTGTATTGGTCTATTCCTCTAGGGTAATGAGGTATTTTGCCGTAAGGCGTTTTGATTATGCTTGGTATTCCCTCAAGTCCATAGTTGGAAAGCATCGCAACATCAAGCCCAGCTCGCTTGAGTCGGTCAACTAGCATTGTGGTCTGTTGACCATAGCCGGTTGGTGCGTTATAGCTGTTTGACCAGACGCTGACAGCTCCGGTTAGTTTCTCTTTATTCGTAGGCATAGTTCATAATAGCAAAAAAAGACAGGGAACACAGTCCTACGCTCTGTGTTCCCTGTCAGCTTTTTACAGGGGGACTATCTACTAGATAGCTGCACCCTTGAAGAACCCGATGTGGGTAGGGTGGGTTAAAGCGCCATCAAGTCTGATTACGCCTCGATATACCACGGTGTCTGTGTTGAAAGCAAAGTCGGATGACTGGTCAACACGAACTCCACCTGCTACACGAACCTTGAAGCTAGGTAGGTGACCAAACAATACTGACTTGGTTGCTGATCCTACTGCTGCGATGTTTGGGTTCTCGTAGATTGGGTAACCAAGCAATGTTGCTGGCTGTCCTGGAACGGCTGAGTCGGTGAAAATAAATGCACCAGAGCCATCCTTCATCTTGCGAGCTGCTGCGATACCGGTCTTGCTCATGTAGAAACCTAGACCTGGCAATACTCTTGCTCCGTCTGCGATTCCATAAACAAGGTCAACTAGGTTCTCATAGGTTGCTGCGGTTGCAGTTCCGGTTACTACTGAACCAGCGGTTGCAGCTAGTTTTGTAGTTAGAACTGAGTTAGCAGATAAACCTAGGCTCGTACCGAGTTGCTGGGCGATATAGCTGGAAATGTTAAATCCGGCATCAGATACTAGTTCGCTGGACACAGAAACCAACGCGGCATATTTCTCCGCTCCGAGCGTGATGCTCGAAAATGTTGGGTTAGATGTTCCAATAGTTCCTGCTGCTGCTACTGAACCTGCGGTTGAGGTTGCGGTAACAGTTGGGATAACTAGGTTCTCACCTGAAGTGGTGTTGAAAACCTCTGAGGTAGTTAGCATTGGGCCAACTAGCTGTGCAATCTCGAATACCTGGTCTAGGAAAGACTGACCAACTGTGTTCGAGCTTGGCACTAGAGTGCGAAGTTCACGAGTGAACTCGTGTCCTCTGATTTCGCCGTTAGCAATCTGACGCAAAATTTCTGCATCGCTGTTCTGTGCTACTGGTGCGGATGGGGTGAATGAAGCTGCTGCCTCGGAAGCGCGAGCTTCACGATCTGCAAGCTTGCGAGCTGTTTCGATAGCTGTGTCGGCTGAGTCAATGTCAGCTTCGATACGAGCAATCTTTTGGTTTTCTTCAGCGGATAGGCCGCGCTTTTCAGCCTCAGCAAAGTCAAGAACTTCTCTTGCCTGTGCGATGAGGTTGTTGCGAGCATCCATCTGTGACTTGATAAAGTCAGACATTTGTATCTCCTAAATAGATTGATTGTGGGTTTCCTGCGGTGCTGACACTCAACAGATACGGCGGTGCTTACACTCAGCCGTTATTCATAATTTTATAGGCAAAAGAAAACCCTAGCTCAGAAAGGGGGTTGAGCTAGGGCTAAAGAAACTCTATCTGGTTTCTTTACTGTCAACAACCCTTGCTTCTTTGGCTGGGTTGTATGAGTTTGTGTTGTCGAGTTCCCATACTGCTTTAGCTAAATCGTCAGCCATGTCAGCGATTACACCGACTGATGGGTTGCCGGCGGCCTTTAGGATTGCTCTCTTGATGTCATCTTTGCTTGCCATGTTTATATCCTTTTCAATAGAAGGTCAAATTGCTTTTGCTTTAGGTCTAGCAGGTCAAGGCCGTTGTCAATTACTTGCTCGGTTTCAGGCTGTGCCTTTAGCTTGGCAACAACATCGGTAATTAGCTCGGCACTCTTGCTGTCTAGTTCCTCGCCTGACTCTAGCTTCAGCAGGGCATCTGCCAGTTCATCAGGGTTGATTGTTTGAGTTGATCTAACTGTTGCTGAGGTCTGCGAATAGGCTGGGAAACTTACGATGCTTGCCTCGAAAAGTCTGACTGACTCTAAGGTGCGAATCTTGCCATCGCTTGACCAAGAATCTCTAATGACATTGAAGCCAAAGCTCATGGAGTCAATAACCTTAGTGCGAAGTAGCTCGGCGATGTCGCGGCCTCTGGTGGTGTTTGGTAGCTGAGCCGTAACCTTTAGACCTCGGCTATCCTCAACCAGTTGCATAGTGCCACCTCTAAGGCTGGCTAGTGGCTCACCTGAGTCATGGTTCCAAAGTAGCTTCACCTCGTTGCGAGATTGAAGCGAACGCTTGAAAGCACCAGGGGCAACATACTCGACAAAGCCACCCAAGTCCTCGGATGGACTGTTGAAAACAGAGGCATAGCCGGTAAAGGTCATGCCGTCACCCTCAGCCCTGACCTCAAAGTCAACGCTGTTAGTTCTTATCTCTGGCTCTTTAGCCTGTGGGCCGTCAATCTTTAGTGCGATTGCTCTCGCAACATCAAGCCACTTGTTCTTATTGTCCATGCTGTTAGTTTCCTCTGCTCTGATTCTAGCAACTACTGAATCAGCGTAGTCTTTGGTTCTCTGTGCTGCTCTCTTGCTAGGCCCTGATCCCCAAAGCAAGTGTGCCACCACACCGGCAGATGGGTAGTTGTCGGAGTCTGGGTTTGCATCAGGTGAGTCAAGGTCAACTAGGTGTCTAGCAATCCAAGCAGCGGTTCTTATCCACTTGTCATCTGACACGCGACCTTCAGCCATCTCTCTAGCCTCTCGAATAGTGCTAGGTGTTACGCCGTCACCAGCAAGACCTTCCTCGTAATACTCAAGTCCACGCCGAGCTGCTGCTCTCATGTAGGCAGGGGCTTCTTGGTCAATGTCCCTTTCCTCTTGATCTGGTTCCCAAGCGTTGCAGTAGAAACCACCATCAACAAAGTCATCCCACTTCTCACACCAAGCTTTGTCGCCAGCATCGTTGACTCGTTCCTCATTGTAAAAGAAACAGTTGCCACAAGCTCTACCCTCTGGGACATCCTCGGCAAGTGCTGGTCTGTAATTGTCAGGCAGCTCTCTAGTTGAGGCAAGCTCACCACCTGGCTCAAGGTTCTCAGCTAGGGATAGTGCAACCATCTGAGCGATAGCGTCATCTTTTGACTCTTGGCAAGAAACAACCGAGTTGTCCTCTTTGACTACTGCCCAACCTGGGCAATCAGTTGTTTCGCTTATGAAGTAGGGCATCAGTTATCCTGCCACATAACATGAAGGTCTTTTGTGCCTGAGTTAGTAATTGCCCACAGCTCACTACCTGCCCAAAGAATTAGCTGGTAAGTTTCTGAGTTGTCAAGGTGTGCGCCTGTGCTTGTAGTGACAGCAGAGCT